AATAAACTTTTTAGTTAGTTCTGCAATCTCATCTATTAAGGAACCTGTTACCGAAGATGCAGACGTACCTTCAGCGTACCCAGAAAGCTTAACTGCTTTAATTGGGTCACCTTGTGCTTCATCAAAAAGAACGTCTAAGAACTTTTGTTGTTTTTCTGTTAATTGACGTACCATTAAGATTAGTCCTTACTTTTATTTAAGTTAGTTCCTATTTTTTGGACTAGCTAGTTTAAGAGGATCAGCACTTCTTTTTGTCTGTCCCTTAAAGGTAGCATTACCGCCCCTAACCTCTTTAGCAGACACAGGTAACCCCAACTCAATTCGTCTGCCACGGCTCATAGAATCCCACTGATCTTTTGTATACCTTTTAGCGCGAGAAGCTCTAGCATCAAGTTCTTCTTGACCTGCAGCTTTAATTTCTTTGACAGCTGCTCTTCCCTTAGGCATAAGCCTTGGAACTCTACTACCACCTGCTCGCATATCACCTAAAGTTTGGTAACCTTTTTTAGCCTTTTCCCTACGTTTTGCTTTCATCGTAGGAGACTCTATGTCAGTGTTACGCTTCTTTACTTCTGCTGCACCACCACCACGACCACTATACGCCTTAGGTTTCTTTACAGGTGGTCTAGTTTTAGGTCTTACTGGTGGTTTAGTAGTCTTTTCTTTTAAGTCACCTGCAAAAACAGCAGCCATAACCTTGCCGTTCTTGTCGGTATAATATAAAGAACCTGCTTTTTGGGCTGCAGAAATAGACTTATACTTACCAGCCTTTTTCTTTTCGTCTGTTAAGGAAGTACCTTTTTCCTTAAGTTTTCTATTCAAGTGTTGCTGTAGTGTTTCTTTAGCCATAGTTCTTATCCCTTATGAACATTCACATTTGTTGCAGGGACAAGCCCTATTAAGTATTGCACGTAAAATACGCTTAAGATAGTTTTTCATGTTTTTTTCCTATACGGTTTTACTTTAGCTGCAATCTTTTTAGGTTGAGCTACAAATTGTTTACCTGCAGCTTTGCCTTTTCGTTTAGCTTTTGTTGTAGCAGCATACTCAGAAGAACTTAAAGACTTAATAGCTTTCTTAGGTAAATATCTTTCACCTGTAGCCTTTGGACCTTGTGTCGATGGCTTACCACTTTTGGTAGTCCACTTTTGTTTACCCCAATCCTTTAGACTCTTCTGAGATTTTTTTAAAGTCATTAGGCTTTTTTAATTCCAGTATTAAGAGTACCACTGCTCTTTACCATACCACCAACATTGTAAGTCATTACCTTACCACCAGCAGCATAACCTTTTTTCTTCATACCACCTTTAGCATAACCTTTTTTCTTCATCATGCCACCCTTGTTCATCTTACCTTTGCCATCCATAGCATAGGCAGGAACCATTTCACCTGCAGGGTTTTTCTTCATAGGCAATGCACCACCAGCTGCATAACCCTTCTTCTTCATTGCAGCACCACCTTTAGCCATGCCTTTTTTCTTCATGGCTCCGCCTTTAGCCATTCCTTTTTTCTTCATCTTCATTTTTCTGTCTCCTGATAAAGATTGTTAAAAACTCTTTGGGTATCCCAAACATAATCTACGTCTTCTTTAGAATTAAACGTATGCTGATTTGGTCTAAAGTCAGGAGCACCTTCTCCTGTTTCAAACCAAGCAGGGTGAGTAACCCTTACCCTGTTGTTAGGTAACGCAACCATGTTACCTGTGTATTCCCCTGCATCTAACAGTTCTAGTACGTGAGACTGCTTGTGTTGTGCAGGGTCATCTGCCACTTCATTATCTGTATAGTCTACAGTGAAGTAGTACTTAGCAGGGTAAAACTCCCCATCTACTTTTGCTATCCAAGGCGCTGGGCTTGCTCGTTCTATCTTATAGACTGAGTGTGTGTGCGACATACAATCCCAAGGTTGCGCCAGATAGGGAGGTAACTCTTCAGGCCATTCTTCATAGCGTGTGTCTGCTACCAAAGCTGTTAAAGGCATCCTAGCCCACATTGCTCCACCGTGAACATTAGGGTCATCTTCTTCATCAGACTCGCATCCAGTAAAGATTACTTGGAAGCTGAGTGTTCTATTTGGCATTGTAGTGACGGCTACTACCAAACAGTGTAGAAACTCTCCGTGATACTCTTCCATATTCTTAGTGTATTCACGTCGTACCCACGCTTTAAAGTGTGGTATATTGCTCTGGAGGTAGGGCATTAAGCATTATCCTTCTGCTTTTTTAACTGCAGCTTTGCTTGTTTTGCAAGCCTAACTATCTCAGTCTTACCCATTACCTTAGCACGTTGCTCTAATACTGTCAATATTTGAATCTTACGAGCATAAGGCTTGTTTATTCTTTTTACCTTTGCAATAGTTTCTTTAGCATCTTTTATTGTAGCAAATTTTATAGACACAGTATCTTTAGGATTCTCATCCGTATAGAGTCTTCTGCCAGAACCCTTAGGTTTTTTACCTGTACCTACCTTAGGATCTTTTTTCTTTGCCATAGTTATTTAACTTTTTTACCTGTCATGCCTTTTAAAACTTTAGCTTGACCTGCGTGTAGCTTAGAGGCTTTATTTAAACCCTTAATAACTTTTTTAACTTTCTTTTTATTCTGATTAGTTAGTGCCATTATTTATAACCTCCACCTTTAGCTTTGTATTGTTTAGCCACCATCTGGGCTTTCCTTGCACTCCACTGTCCAGGACTTCCACCTTTGCCACTAGCCTTAACGGAGGCCACAAGAGACTTACGCATAGTAGGCTTAGTATAATTACCTGCCGCATTAACGCCAGACTTTTTCTTGGTTGTAGAACCTGTCCCTGATTTCGCCACGAGTAATTCCTATATCTTTGAGCATTTGATCTGACATGTTATTTAGTTGCCAGTATTCTACTCTACGCATTTGACTACGTTGCATTGCTTTAAATAATCTTCTAAACATGGTATAACTCCTTTATGACCAAGGACAGTTATACCATGTTAAGGTACATAACTATATAGATATTAGTGCAACCCCGCCATGCAATTACTACACAGCAGGGTTACTTATTTTATGAAAGTATTACACGTACTAATGTACTACTACCACTACCCCGTCTATAGTTTAGGATAGTAGCATTGCCTATAGCTTTAGGTACTACAAGAGTATGTACACCAGCAGGAAGCATAATATCATTATCAGTAACATCAGCCTCCGCTGTTGCAAATCCAATATCTAAAGCATGACTTGTCTCAATAAGCACCATCTTAGCGTTAGTGCAAACTACGTGTGTAGTAGCAGTATTACCTAGAGTAACTGCAGTCTCTACAGACCACCCTAAGTTTTCTCCTACTAATGCAGCTTGGTCAACCATTAGTTATCCCCCTTAATGTACTGAGTATTCTAACTCAACAGTGAACCGACCTGCAGTACCATCGGCGTTCATAGTAGTAGTAGCGAATACATACAAATGCTTGCTTGCAATAGCTGCCTGCACTAGAGGATCAAAAACGTGATACCCTGCTGCATCCAGATCTAAATCAATTTCAGTTACTGAGTCAGTAGCAGAGATACGTGGGTTGAATGATGCAACACCTGCACCTACAATTTCTGTCCCTGAAGATACAGCAGCATTAGTAGCTGTACCTGAAGTAGCACTAAGCATAAGACCACCAACAAGTGTTGGTCCTGCAACAGTAGTAATAAATACTACAGCACGATGGATAAAGAACTTAGTTGGGGTTACGATACCTGATGGAGTAGATGTATCTAATGTACCTAGCTCTACCAAAACGTCCCCATCTGCATAAGCTGTGGCTGCGTCTGTAGCTGCTAGTGAACCTACAAATGTTTGGATCTTACGTGTACCAAAAGAATGCAGTAAGCCAGTACCTGTCATGCTGTCAGAGAAAGTACCTGTACCAGTTACGTCAATGCCATTACCAAATGTAATGTCTGATTCATAGGCTTCGATGCCTTGTGTTAGTGTAGTTGTTGCCATGATATGTATATCCTTATGTTTTTACCATTTGACTTTATCAGCCCAGTATGCTGCGCTGAGTTTTCCCTTTTTTATATTCTTACCGTGTCTTGCTTTAAAGGATGCACGTTTTTTCTTCATGCGGTCAGATTCACCTTCTTTTGGTTTACCTGCCGTTTCTGCTCCCTGCTCGCCGAACCTGATGAGCTTAATGGTGTCACCTTCTTTGGCAAGCACAACGTGGGACTTTTTAGGATGTTTAGGTGTTCTCTTAGGTTTGTTGTAACCTTCAAATTTCTCACCTCTATATTCTACTGCCATACTACTGCCTTCTAGCTAACAATATTCGTAGCTTAAGTTGCATCTCTACTAGTTGTAACTCTATATCTCTAACCCGTTTGATGTTCTCCTGAACAGACGCTGGCGGTTTCCAGTTATCTATCCAGTTGTCATTCTCTTCAACCTCTACAAACATAGTAGCAACGTCATTCTCTATGAAAGCTAGGCGCTCCATAATACCGAAGTAAGCCCACACAGATATAGCTGTTGCTGCCACTAAGCCTAACAAGTTCTTAAGCGGTATAGTGAACTCTGATGTTTCGTTTAACTTAGGCATACTATGCCATTGCCCTTATGTCTACGTTGCCAGATATAGATATTCTTTCTCCGTCATTCTCATAGAACGGAAACACTTGGTGGAGCATCTGTGAGGGGAACATAACCATGTAGCCTTCAGCTTGTTTCTCCATGTTGTACGCAAAGGTTGATACCTTGCCCATCGTATTTGTGTAGCTGAATGCAAAGTTGCTGATGTGGTTATCTGCATTTGACTCAGCACATATAGGTAGCTTACGTTGCTCTGCGAAGGACGTAGGTATCTGCATCCATATTACAAA